TAGCAGGAGCGGTAGCAGGAGCGGTAGCAGGAGCGGTAGCAGGAGCGGTAGCAGGAGCGGTAGCAGGAGCGGTAGCAGGAGCGGTAGCAGGAGCGGTAGCAGGAGCGGCACGCTGCTCCACCAGCGCTTCCAGCGCATCAGCGATTCGTTTCAGGTTATTTTCCAGGGACATTATACAGTTCTCCATTCTGCTGATCTTTTGTGGGGATAATGCGAAGTCGTCCATCGTTGAATGCGGTGATGATCTCACGCACCAGGAGTTGGTACGGTTTTCCAGTAACGCGTTCAGATTTCATAGTAAAAATATCAAGTTCGCTCTGCTTGACTCTCACACGTAGATCGCCATCAAGCACATCATTGATTGCCATATTCTCAATCCTTATCCGATATCAGGTGAACCAAGGATAGTAGTACATTGTGGAAGATGTCAACATTTTATTTGACACTGACCCACATACTGCATAGTCTAAATCTGTGCTAGTATTATTGATCCGCATAGAGGTGACACTGATGGAATACATGATAGGTCAGCAAGTAATTTATGGGGATGTGATCTATGTTGTATGCAAACCTGAAGACGGTAGTCGTGACCATTGGATTTGGGTTGATAACCCTGAACGAGGTTATAAACACGCTGTCAACTCTAACGATATCAAGCCGTTGTCAAATAACCAACTATAATCGTGTTTGATCACTCTATGGTAACAAACAGTGAGTTTTTGGCTGCGTTATTCGGTGCTGATGCGCCATGGGTACATGTCACGGACTTCGACTTTGACCCCGGTAACATACCAAAAGATAAGCATTTAATTGCTTGGAAGGGTGACTACTTTAGCCGCTATAACCTGCGGCCTGGCACGAATCAGTATTTCACTATCAGCATCTTCCACGCTGACGATCAGGGTACGGCTCGACGCCGTAAAGCGTTGTTTAGACACACTCCAGTTATCGTACTTGATGATGTAAGAGAAAAATTATCGATGGCTGACGTGTCAAAACTGCCGTCGCCGTCATGGATACTTGAAACATCACCTGGGTCAGAGCAGTGGGGCTATATCCTCGACACACCCTGTGATGACCGCAGCAAAGTGGAGAACCTGCTCGACGGACTTGTCAGTAACGGTCTGGCAACTGACGGTAGAGACCCGGGTATGAAGGGTGTGACCCGTTACGTGCGCCTTCCCGGAGGGTCAAACAGCAAAGCATCAAAGCTGGTCAACGGCTCGCCGTATAAGTGCCGTATGCTCAAATGGGAGCCGTTTAATCGCGTCACTATTGACCAGCTCGCCGCACCGTTCGCCGTTGATCTTGACGCGGTGCGGCGTGAATCACGGATCGACGGTGCGACCGCGGTATCCGATCACCCGTTGGTCAACATCCCCGACATTATCCATATTAAGGAGGTGCGTTCTGATGGTCGCTTTGACATCACTTGTCCTTGGGTTAACGATCACACAGACGCTGATGACAGTGGCACTGCCGTATTCACGAACGCAGACGGTAGCATCGGCTTCAAATGTCATCACGGAGCCTGTCAAGATAGGACGGGGCGTGATCTGCTGCAATTCCTTGACAGACAGTCACCGGGGTTCACCGGTGATCTCAAAAACTGGCAAATCATGCGTGAATTCACTCCTATCGGTCAACCCAGTTTCCTATCAACCACAACTGCCAATGCCGCGGTGTCGATCTCCCCCGATGAGCCAGTCAGTTTTTTAACATCTTCTCCCGATGCGTCTGATTCCGTAACCCAGGAAAAAAGTAACGATGCAACTCAGATGCTCTGTGACAATTTGCGACGCGAACATCCTAGCAGCCCAAAGGCACGTGAACTGGCGTCACAGATACTCAAGTTCACCGATGATTTGCCCAAATTAGATAAAATGGAGTGGCACACCACTGTATGTGATCTGATGGGGTGGGGGAAAGGTGATTTTAAAGAAATCCTGAAAGACCTTCGTCATCAATGGTACGGCGAAAAGATTAGCAAAGCTGAGTTCTATGATGATGTGGTGTTTGTGAAAGAATTGAATCAATTCTATGACTGGAAGTCGCGCATATTTTTCAGTACTGAGGCATTCCAGAACAGCTTTAGCCACGAAGATGCAGAGGCGAGAAAGATCGCTCTGCAAGATGGTCGAGTAAAAAAGGTTGATCGCCTGGACTATGCGCCTAAACAGCCTCGAATATTTGTTGAAAATGGCATCACTTATGCAAATACATGGTCTGATACCACGCAGGTGTGCGGGACAAAAGGTGGAATATCCTACTGGCGTGAGCATTTCATTGCGCTGGGTTGGGGTCAGTACATGAAACATATCGAGCAGTGGATGGCTTTCACGCTACGCCACCCTGATCAAAAAATTAACCACATGCTGTTACTTGGTAGCAGTGAAGGTTGTGGTAAAGACTATCTGTTATACCCGCTAACTAAGGCGATGGGAGAAAATTACACTGTTATTAGTGGCGAAGAATTACTCCGTGATTTCGATGACCATCTATTGTCTACGAAATATCTCCATGTCAATGAAGCGGAGCTGGGTGACCGGCGAGAGGCACTGGCCGTCAGCAACAAATTAAAACCGCTGGCCGCCGCCCCGCCAGATACTCTGAGAGTCAACCAGAAAGGAATCAAACCGATCAAAATTCGCAACATAATCAACGCAAGCATGACAACAAACAGTATGATGCCACTACGTTTAAACGGCCCTTCACGTAGATTTTTTGGTGTATGGTCTGACCTAAATCCGCGTGATGAAAACGACAACATGACACGAGAGTGGTTGGATTATTGGGAAACTCGATGGAATTGGATGAAAACGGACGGCTGGAAACATGTGGCGTGGCATCTTATGTATCAGGTTGATCTAAGCGATTTCAACCCAAAAGAAGCGCCACCTATGACAGATTTTCTGCGTGATATCAAAGAAGCGTCAAAATCACCGATGCAGCAAACTTTGGAGATTTTCATTAAGAAAAAACACGGAGCGTTTCGGTGCGACATACTCACAGCAGCAGACATGTCCGATACACTGAAGAGTGGTGGTGCATTCTCACCTAATGATATGTATGTAGATGGAAAATATTTTACGCCGGTGAAAACTGGAATGGTGTTAAAAGAGATTGGGAAATATCAACAAGTCGTGGTGTTTAACCTTGGTTACAGGGTTAGGTTGTGGCTGTTGAGAAACAGTGAGAGATATCTGCAAATGGACTCCGCAACATTATATAAGGAGTACGAGCGACAAATGACTGAAGCGCGAGGCGATGTTATGTTGCAGGTGGTAAAGTAATTTTTACCTGTGTGAAAACAAACAGTAAAGGTGAAAAAAGTGTAGGTTATCTGCTTATAGTTACGATGAACTGGTCGCAGTTAATGCTGTACTCAAGGAAGATATTCAAAGGCTTAGTACCAATCTATGTAAGTATGAAGGGTTCCTGTACAGCAAGGAGCACATCGAAAACGGTGAATTAAAATGGAGAATAGAGCATCAAGGATTTGAAATAATTGGGCCTGCCTAATTAGATTATTAAAACGGCTTTTTAGCTTGTTACGTGTAGGTATGAAAGGAAAGGTGACCTGTGATGAAACGACAATCTTATGCCTCTTGGCGTGCTACTTATCAAGATCCTGAGCACGCAGCTAGAGCAGCATATAACGAACTTATGGAGGCATATGATGCTCTCGAATATTACGCTGATAGGAATAAATATCGTCGTCAGGTAGGCAATTGCTTCCCATGGATTCTTAGCGACTTTGGAAAAACTGCTAGAAAGGCGCTAGAAATTGATGACGATAAGTTCTAATTCTTAGTTTCAGCCAGCGTGGTGGAATTGGCTATACACAGCAGATTTAAAATCTGTCTCCTTAGAGTATTGCGGGTTCGAATCAAGCCGCTGGCACCAATTTCAAAGTAACGGCGTAAAACTGTCTGAAATGCTGCTTTGCCAATACAATGACCATGCGGAGGTTATTGTGCAGTTCCGCAATTGGCCAGGTGGTTGATCGCCTTTTTTTATTTGGATGGAATAATGACAAATATAAAATATGGCTCAGATGATTTCAATTGCATCTGCCTCGTTGGAGGATGGGAAGAGATAAGCGTCCATGTTGCTGGCGTACATCACTGGGTCAGGAATAACTGGTCGGAGGATCGGGGTTATTTCGACGAGGATGACTATGGTTAATTTAACGCAAAAAACCCTAAAGGAATTGATAGAATACGATGCAGACACCGGCGTTTTTTCGCGTCGTTATTATTCATCGATGGTCGATGATGACAGCGTAAAAGATAAGGTGGACAGCAAGGGTCGGATCTTCATTTGCATCGATGGTCAGCTATATTCCGCGAGAAAGCTGGCCTGGTTATACATGGTCGGTGAACTACCACAGGGACGGATCTACTCGATCTCCGGCGACCCCAGTGACCATCGATGGGTCAACCTGACCCTCAAGGCTGCTGAGACAAATCGCGCCACACCATCGCCGAGCAAGCGCAACAAGTCAGGGTACGTCGGTGTAGCGTTTAATCGGAAAAAAGGAATGTGGGTAGCGACGATACGCAGAAAGGGTGTCACAGAGTACCTGGGGACGTTTGAGCGGAAGATTGAGGCGATAGCAGCACGGAAAGCGGCTGAGCGCGGTGACGACGTGAAGCAGGCTGTAATGTTCATTTGACACAATGTGGAACAGTAACCTATACTCACACCATCCCTGATCGTGAGTTAACTGCCATGAATGTAGCAGAGGCTGATCGAGTAATTGAGCACCTGTCCCCAGCTTTACTTCGCAACCAGGCCTACTAAACCAGGTCACCGTCCGCGGATAACGACCACCTACCTGATCGACGGAGAGAAATGACGAATAACGAAAAAAATAACGAAAAAACATACTAAAAATTTGCGCAAACTCACAAGAATGGCTCGCAAGAATCAGAGAATCAGAGAATAAGGAAGAGTGATGAAAATCTTAAAACTGAACAAAGAACATTTCGATGCTGATAATAATTATATTGGCGATATATACATCGGTGACTTTGATGGCTCTATCGAAATAGAAGAGTCGCTTGGTTGTGTGTTTTTCACAAGAATCAGCGTTACAGGTTACGTTTTAGCAAAAGCTGGCTTTGGTATCGAAGCGGGCTGGGGTATCAAAGCTGGCTGGGGTATCAAAGCTGGCTGGGGTGTTCATTGCGGCAAGAACCTTTCATCCGGTTTGAGTATTTTTGCAGGCTTACGTATTTATAGACTGCCAGCTGGTGATGAGAAAAAGATCACCTGTCGCAAATTGGTAAAAGGCGAAGTGTGCTATGGCGAATTGATAGAGAGCTGAAGAAATGATGAATCACCAGGACAAAGAAAAGCGCTGGCCTAACGGGACGGGTATTTTATTCGCCACCGTAATTTGCACAGTATTTTGGGTATCGATTTTCTGCTGGATATCGTCATGACATATCAATATCGCTGCACAAAATCTAATTGTCGGCGCAGGGTGACCCTAAAGAAACCTATCGGACAATATGTAACCAGGAAGTATACCCTCTGCCCAGGGTGTGGCAGAGATTCCCTGTCATACGATCCATCAGATAAGAGACGCAATACTCGCCGGAAATGTACGTGTGACGGGTACCCGTATCCTCATCATCTGGGGTCAAAGCCATGGTGCAGATCGAGCACTACACCACCAACTGACGCCGACTGGGCTGCGCGTTGGGGTAGATATTATGAAGGTTGAGAAATTGACCGTCACCGCTGAAATTACTCGTGACTCGGACACTGAGGAATTCGGTCAATTGATGGAATTATATCGATCAGGTGAATCTGTGTTTGGTCTTGTCGATCAATTCTCGTTCATGCCGTTCAAAGTAACGAGGATTACCAAAAATGGCGACAAAGCCACCTTTCATTTATTAATGACGGTTAGATAGATAATGGAACAACAAAAACCTGCTGATCGACAACAACATAATTGGCGTCCATCAAGTAACACCCCTAGTGACTATGTTAGTGATTCTTTGGCGGTTTAATTGATGAATGTAGGTAATAAGGGTTTATCACTGTAAACTAATCAATGGAGTATGGCATGGCTGGGAACGATAATGATTGGAAATGGGGTAATGAGTCAATCAACCCACCCGGGAAACCGCGCCAAGTTAATAATAAATTTTCACAAGAATATAAAGATAAGATGAATCGATTAAGAGCGATTCAAGACGATCTTATCGAAACCAAAGAAAGTAGCCCGAAAGAAGTATGGGATGAGTAACATTTCTGGCTGGTGGGGGTTGAATAAAAGACCAGGCCAACAAGCCGCGACCGCCTCTCTTCTGATGCGCACCATCGTTGCCTGGCGCCAGCCATCCTATTTTAGCGCTAGCTCAGACACACGATTGTAAGGGAGTTCTAGCAACAGCTCAGCACACCGCGCTGCGGCTGGATGCACTCGCGTCTTTCCGCTTGCCCAATCACGATACGTCGGATAACTAACGCCCATTGCGCGACTCATGGCCACAGGGCCAAGGCACAAGCGCCGGCGTATATCTGTGAGTTCCCTTGGTGTCATAAATGTCCTTTTTCGCTCAATTATCGTTGTTACATTCTACTTTTATCGTGGAATAATAGTTAGGCGCTATGATTAGCCAGCCAATCAATACATTTTTGTTGGAATTTACCAGCGATCTCCAGCGCCTTCTCTTTAGTCGGCCACCCGCTCACCCCTTCCCAAACAACAGTTTGCCCTCCGACTGTTGGACAATAATAATTTCGTGGTCGCCCATGCGGGTTCTGCTCTTTGTCGTCAAAATCACTAGGCCAGCTTGCCCGACAGTTCCATAACAGTTCCTGTTTGACACCAAGTTCGGCTGCCGCCAATTTTTCGACTTCGCTTTTATCCACTCCAAACTCCCGCGCCTAACAAGGCGCTCCAGTTGATGCTCAATACGCTGCGCTTCTTTCGCACAACTAAGATTGATTGTTATGTTGCTAAAAATACGGCTCATATTTTTGTGCGTGTAATGCAAGCCGTATCAATTCATCTCTAAACGCAATCGGCGTTGCGTTAGCTTCTCGTTTGCTCAACGTTGGTTTGTTTCTCGCTTTTCCTCGCTTATCTTGAAATCCAACCTGGTGTGTACCTTTTGGCCTGTCCCACCGAAGATTAAATGGTGGTCTTTCGCCAGTATAATATAGCCATGTTGCTTTGTTTGCTCGATGTCCGTAGGCTGATTGCCATACCTCGCAAACCCAGCCGCCTTGCTCGGTCTGTTGCCACCAACTCCCACTAGGCTTCGGTAAGCCGTGTGCTGCGAACGCTCTACTTTTAGCCGGATGCTCAAGCACGCCGCCCCATTTGTTTACGGCGTCAAGAGCAGAGGCAAAGCACCCACCATCATTTCCAGGCTTGTTGTGTTCGCCACCCCACCGCGCGTAATTAACTGCCGCAAGCGCACCCCATAACTGGCATGGTGGGTGAGCGATTACTGGGTATGGCCCAGCGTATAGCCTCGCATCTCTGTCTTCAGGCCATAAATCGATCATACCCAATCCAGAGTAGCACCCGTCTGGCTGAACGAATAAAGCAGCCACACGGCAAGGCGCCCAACCCTGACACTCATCCCGCTGTGCGTCACTCATTCCGGTTGGTCATCCATAAGACGAAACATTTCGTAACCACACATGCGCTCTTGGTCTCCCCAGTAGACGCCATCCTCATCGTCGCCGTTCTCGTCTATCATTGCGCCCGCCGGCTTGTGGCGGACATCCACGGGTTTGGCCGATTCTGTAACGACGCCGACCACAATCTGGTCGGTGAATTCGCTCCACATGTCATCCTCCAGGCAGCCATCAATGACTGCACGGGCAGCCTGGTCGCGGTCGTATTCGGTGCTGAAGTACTGCATCCCGTCGCCTTCTGGGTCGTACAGGAAAAACCGCTCGCCTTTATAGTTCAAGCTCATTATGTCCTCCTGTTCATAGCAATAATTTTAGCGACGACACATAACAACCCGGGCATTCTCTACTCCGCAGAATCCTCGGCATCACATGCCCACAGCATGTACATCGTCTGAGGCGGGTCAGATCGACATAGTCTACCCCGCGTCCGTCGCGCGTCAGCACCGCAGCTATTGGCTCTCCAGCGTGCACAACACATAGCCGCGCAAAAGCGACCGCAGCTGTCATATGGTCGTCTGTGGTGGTTTTGTCCGTCACCCGCTGGCCTGGGTGGCGGAGGTAGATGCGCCAGGTCATGACCCGCAGGGGACCGTGATCTGCCTGCGCTCGTCCCAGATATAGTCCTGACTGTAGCCGCCCTGTGCACGCGCTCCGCGCCGCTGGCGCTGGATTGACTTCCGTGCACCGCTGAGGGTGCGGTGTGCGGATACTACGGTGCCCTCGCTGATCAGATGCGGATCACTGGATATCGGTCTGCGGACTGTGTAGATGATCGATGTGTTCATTTTCTTTCTCCTTGAGCCGGGAACCCGCCCGGACGGTGCCGGGGCGCGAGGCCCCGGCGGTGGTGATTAGATCGTCTCCTGGATAATGTACTCGATGTCTTTGTCCATGCGCTCAGCGGCGGCATCGTCGTATCCATCGGGGTCTGCCTCGCACCAGTCATTGATGACTTCGTTGATGGCATCAACCATGTCTCTGGTTAGCAGATTATCGCCAACCATTTCCACGATATACTCACACGTCGAGAGCACTCCATGAGGGTCTATGTCACGAATAAGGTCTTTCATCGCGACCCTTACCGCCCACGGGCCGTTGGCGTCAGCGATGATGATATAGTCATACATTATCCGACCGCAGTAACCGCAGTGGAAGCCGCCGAACTCCCTAACAACCATCACATCGCCATCGTTACCGCGCTGCTCAATGATCTCCATATCAGGGTCGTCAGCATATGCCGCCTCGACATCGCCCCAGGTCTGCCACTCCGAGTAGCCCTCCCCGAGGTCGTTGAGGTGACGCCACATCTCATCGTACGTGATGTTCATTTTCGTTCTCCTGTTGAGCCCGGAAACCCCCGGGAGGGAAGAGGCTCTCTCAACCTCTTGAGTCTCATTATAGGCGATAATCGCTTATTGTCAAGGGGTTTGCAAAAAAATTCACTTGCTGTCTTTACCCGTCTCCAGGTAATGCACCGGCGAGCTGGCTGTCGACTCCCCACCCCTCAGATAGACCCGTGATCACAGCTAGCGTCCTCTCAGTCACGATATTCTCGCCCACGCGCAACTCAGTTATATATTGTAATCGTACCTTAGTAATCAGGTGGGGGAGGTGTTGATTTTAGGTGGTCATAACTTAATAGTGCTGGGCGATGAAATAGTCTCTGGGCAGGTTGGCAGTCACCCTAGTAATCGTGTGGTAATTAAAATCTTATGCACTGTAAAATGATCAAATTTTCGTTTTTTCTACAACTTAGTGATTATTTTACTGGTTATAACTAAAGCTTTTGTCCCACCAGTGGTGAAAAATGCGTTATAAGTCAATAAGTTACGCATCACTGCCAACCTCATAACTAAAGCTTTTAGGGGGGTGGCAGTCCTAAACCTATGATATCTATAATAAAATTTAATTTCTTTTAACTTAATCTTTTAGGGGGGTGGCAGTCCTAAACCTATGATATCTATGGTGAATAGTCTCATACTGCTAGCCTCGGGAAAAATAAGGGGGGGTTACAGGGATGAGATCTAAACATATTCATTTCTCCAGGATCGAATGTTTTGGAATTTCGGCGATAGGTTGGCAGTCCCCATACTCTATGCAGGGTTATTACCTGAAACAATGACTGAAATTGGTGTTTTGATTACGCATGCTATAATGCTGTGTAATTGGATATTTGGTGAGAATTATGGTGCGTAGGATCACGTCAAAAGAACTCGTCGGGCTCGACCCCCCACGGTGCAGCTTTGTTATCGAGTATTGCAAGGATTGGTCAGCGCGTCGCGCTGCGGAAGCCTCCGGTTTCAGCCCTGATTACGGTTACAAATTGCGCGATGAACCTGCTATTGTTGAGGCGATCAATCGAATTCTTAGTGAGCGCTTAGAAGCGTCTCACATCGATGCCGAGTGGGTGTTGATGGAAGCGGTGGACAATCATAGGATTGCTCGACAGCAGGGAAACATATCAGCAAGTAACACAGCCCTTAATCTGGTAGCCAAGCACACTCTCGTTGACGCCTTTGCCGCTGAAAAAGTCGACGTCAGTAGTGATAGAGAGGTAATGGAACGTTTGTTACGCGGTCGAAAGCGGCGACAGTTACAAGATGATGATGTTTCATTTTTGTGAGGTTAAATAATGGCTAAAGTATTACCAAGAACACGAGAAACGCTTTCCGCAGGCGGGACTACGAGTGTAGCGTTAGGCGGTGCAGTTAGTGGTGCTCAGGCTTTTTCAGCCAACGCATCTGTTGGGCAGAGACTTGCCGTTTGGTTCGAGGATGGAACTGCGCTCCAATGGGGTATTTGGTATCTCGACGGGGCCGGAAATCTTGTTCAAGACAAGTTCCTTGGTTCATCTACAGGTTCGCAGCTTATCCTTAGTGCAAATGCTGAAGTATACTCAGCGGACTTACCGATGGGGTATTCCGGGTTAGGCCACACAGCGCAGAACACAGTTCAGGCTGTAGTTAATAAATACACACCGTTTACGGATAACTGGAGTGGTGCTTATTTCAATAACGCATTCTACTGCATAGCGGCGCACTACCCTGGGCCAGTAGATGGTGTAGCAACAGGTATCAGATTCAGATTACGATCGTCAGCTACCGCAAGTTCTGGAGCAAAAATACGCTGGGGAATCTATGAGCTTGATGCCAATTACACACCAATCGGCCAGCCAATTGCAGAGACTGGAGACATATCATTAGAACTTGCGCCCGGATATATAGTTGCTAATTTTGGTGCTCCTGTAGAAGGATTATTCAATCGTGACCTGGCCGTCGGCTATCTATGGAACACAAACGCAGGCGCAACGATACATAATTGCCGCAGACGCTACTGGACACCATTTGGCGTGGCTGGCGACACAACTAATATCGCTACAGCATTGCGCGACGGCACGAATAGAGTTGGGTGGACAACTA